GTTTGTAATCGACCTCCTTAGGTTTGGGTATAGCCATATTGTTGTCGTTACTTATTGGGTCTGTCGGACGGCCTTTGGTATCTGGAGGGGCGGGCGTTGGCTTGGGCATCATCCCAACCTCGGCGGTACCCCCATTCCCACCCGTGGCGTCGGCCTTCCCGATATCCTTGGGAGTAGAAGTCGCTACTCTTCGAAAAAAAAATGACTGCCATGAAGCAGAGCCACACGGCTAGCAGGACAAGGCCTGCGATCGTTAGGAAAGACATAAGTCTTGGCGTTAGAGAGTTCTAGTGTTATCCTTACTAATGCTGTAGAGCCAAAGGAAGAGGGCTGGGCTCTGAAGACAGAGGAGTACGCAAGACACTACATTCATCCACGAGGAATGAATGAGAATACCGAGAGCCCATAATGCAACTCCCAGAGAGGAAAGGAAGAAGCATAGGAGTAGACTGGCAAACGAGATGAGCGACCAGTCTGTCGTTTTCTTGGACATAAGCGACGTGTTAAAGGGTTGAGACTGCCTCCATCGCCCCCCTGCACCTAGAAGGCATAGTGGGATTTTCACTGAGTGTCTGTCTTATGGTGCAGGGGGTGGGAGGTCTGACTAAAAAATATTCTACCAAATAATACGACCGTGGTCGTGGGGCTACGGATGTGTTGCATATCTTCCTCGAGGATCTGAAGGTGATTGGGTGACTTATCTATTGTGGAAATACTAGGGGCTTATTGCATGCTTAGAGGGCGATAGCTTTGTTGGGGTAAGTCTATCTTATGAAATAGACCTTTCGCGGATCAAGGGAATGTTATTCCGAACCAATTGCACGATCTCATCGTGATATTCTGTAGGCTTGTTCCACTCTCCCCTGCTTTGCACCACCTCCATTGTTCGCAGTGACACTTCGACGGTCTCAAGTCTCCTCCCGTCCATCCTCGCAGATAGTACGAGAGATTCTGGCTTTAGGTGGTATTCAGATAGATACACGCAGTGATGCATAGCATCTCCTTCAAGCATGTACTCTTTCACGCTATCTAAGCTCTGCACCTGTATCCTTCCATTCCCGAATGATAGCCCTGTGTACTTGCTCTTAGACTCCTTGAACACCTTGTCTTCTTCGGCTAGTCGTCTTATTCGATCCTGCTCCCTCCTCCTATTCCACTCTCTATCATTGGCCTTTCGTCGAGCCTCCAAATGTTTGTCATGTGATGATTTGACATCCTCGGGGCAGATGTATTTGGGATTCCTGGTATCCTTGCCAAGGGAGGATAGCAGAATGATAAGGTCACACCAGAGGTCGGGATGGTCTATGGTGTAGTTGTGGCGTATACACACCCTTACCGATGGCCATACTTTGTCTAGGTAGTAATCCGTATAATTCAGTATATAGGAGAGCAGTTGGTGCTGTCCCGACTTCATGATGGTCTCTACCCTCGGGTCTGTTAGCAGTCTATATATCAGACGGACGGGGGTATTGGTGAACCACTTCCCGCTGAACCCATTTCGTTGAAGAACTGGTAGCACACGACTATTGGGGTAGATATTAGACACCATCAGCTCGTACTTAAAATCGTTCCTACGCACCTCCATGTGCCCACCAAAACACCAGTTTTGAGCCCAAGAATAGGGCATTACTGGGATAGACATAGTTACAAGATCTCCAGTCTCATTGAGCCAGTGTTGCACCACCTCCGACAAGAAGGTATTTGATGGGAACCCCTGCCTCGACGTGTGCCTTAGGCAGAAATACCTCAAAACTTGCCACCCCTTGAAAGTAGTTGCGTAGCACAGATATTGCTCCTCACAAAAGCTTCTCTTCTTGCTATCGTCTACCTTGAGCTTCATTCCACATGTCGGACAAGTGATATATTTCTTTCGCTGCTGCAGTTTATCCTCCCGCCAACTATTACCACACTCCAAGCAGTGACAGACACCTTTGCTCGAGCACCGCTTAGCGATGTGTTCGGGGCAAGTTATCTCTGCCCACTTTACCTGGGCTGGAGTGAGTGGAGGGAGCTTGGCATGTAGGTCGTACACGACCTTCTGCATCATCGTCTTTGGCTTCATCGTCAAACTCCTGCGAATAGGTCTCCGACAAACTCTGGCTCATACGCAGGCTTTGGAGTGGATTGAGGTACTTCTCTATGATCTCTGCGTAACCCCTTCGTCCTAGAACGTGTCGTGGGGTATCTGCCCTCCGTGCTTTGCTCTCTTGGGTTGTCGTGGTAGTTCACAAACACCTGGCACGACACGGGTGCCCCGACGCATATATTATCCTCATCGTAGTAATGGACGGCCATTGAGTAGATTTCATCATCGGAAAAGCCATTGTATCCACTAGCTTGTACTTGGTTCAGGATGTAGGTGATGCAGTCGTCGATGTTCTTCTCCTCCTTTGCATAGCTAGCCGAGAATAGCTTATCAGCCTTGGCTCGTTCGTCAAGGTGACGCTGGATAGTCTGCTTGAATAGTTCTGATCCTTTCATGTCTGTATTGATATATTGATATGTGAATATTACTTCTTGCCTGCTTCCACGTTGAACTCGACGATGTCACCTTTATTGACGCTGTAGTACGCCTCCTTACCCACGACAGCGGTGTGTACTTGCTCCAAACCAAGCTCATAGCTACAGAATATCACTACGTAGGTGGTGTCTCCCTCCTCCATACGGAGGTGCTTTCCTGCTACACGGCCACTTCTGTATGGTGATGGCGAGCTATTGCAGGCTGTGCAGATAGAGGCTAGTAGAAGGGCGGAGGTGAGGTATAACCGTCTCATTGCTCGTTGCGTCGTTTTAGTTCTTCGTCTTATTGCTGATTTTATTCCCATTCTCTTATTGTTCTCCTTCCTACAGGAGCGGTGCACGGCGTCGGTCTGGGCCTGCCAGCTGCAATCGGTTCATTCCTTTCGTCTATTTAGGGTCTGCAACTATTAGTACTTCTTGCCATGAAGATGCGGTCGGGTGGAGTTGTAGCGTATCTTCAGCTCGATGTGCGTCATAAGGTCGATACCGAGGTGGTCGGAGAGTTGTTCGAGGCTCTTGATGGCGTAGAGGATACCCTTATCACGAAGAAGCCCCAACCTCCAATATCCAGAGGTTTCTGCCACGATGCGCAAAAGAAGATGCGTGAGCTCTTCCTCTGGGCGTGTCGTGTCGAGAACTGCAAACACTCTATTGAGGTCGCTCTCGGTTAGGAGTTCTGTCGTGCGGTTTCTCTTGAGCAACCAGCCCAGTAGGTCAAGCAAGCGGATAACGGCGTCGGATATCTCGTCTTCCACGGAGTCCTTGACCATCCGCAGGAATGCTTGTACGAACGCTGCATCCTTGAGGCCTCGAAGCTCCTCGATCTGCTCGAGCGTGAGCTTTGCCCACTTCCCCAAGCGGTCGGCTTCTATAGCCTCGTGAAGCTCTCCGAACGCCAGCATCAGGTGGTGACCGATGCTATGAGGAGCATCCCAAAAGCCTTTATCATTCGCTCGTTCGTGACACTCTATGGAGAGCCTGTTAAGTGTCTCCACATTGAAAAGTCTGTTCATACTCATTGTTGTTTAGTTACGTGTTATATCGTCTTCTTTTATTGTTCTGATGGTGACTAGTCCCTACAGGAGTGGCGCACCATATCTCTTTTCGATTGGTTAGTTATCGTTACTGAAGAGCGGAAGCTCCTCAGAGTCTCTTTCTTGGAATTTCTTGATCCTCCCCATTCCAGCGTTGTAGTATTCTTCGTCGATCTCTACCCCGATGAAGTCTACCCCGAGGTTGTGACAAGCCTCTGCACACGAGAAAGAGCCTGCGAAGAAGTCAGCTACAAGCACATGATCCTTGCCCTTGGGTAGGCAGAGGTTCAGCAAGCGCTCTAGGAGGCGTACGGGCTTTTGCGTCGGGTGGATTGTATTGTAGTGATCCCGAGCAATGCTGATGATCGTTTTTTCTACCATTCCCTCCTCCATGGACTGAATTACCGAACTGTATCTATTAATATCCATGGCACTTGATGACACAGTTGGACCTACCCCCCTTTGTGTGCAATAAACAACTCTTCTATCCTGAAGAAACGATAAGACAGCTTCCAGTGACTTTGGATTACCAAACACCGTACGTAGGCGTTTCACGTCCGTTATAATAGCATCCAAGTCGTGTCCCTTCATCTCTAGGTAGGGCACCCTCACCTTCCGAACGCCCCCTCCCTTAGAAAATATTGAGATCGTTTCATGTACACGAATGATATTCATTAAAGGGGATGATGAATACTTTTTATTCCACACTATCTCCTCCTTGAATTTAAGTCCTAGGTTGGCGAGTATCGTGTTCCATCGGTAGAAGCTCTCGCCACGACCAAACATGATGATCATACCATCCTTGGTTAGCACTCGCTTGCACTCGGCGAAGAATGCCTGCTCGTCAAAGGGGCGCTCCAGACGCTGGCCTACCAAGTACAGGTAGGGAGGATCTATACAGACAATGTCGATACTCTCGCTTGGGATCTTGCGAATTTCCAACTCGCTATCCCCGTGTATAGCCTTGATGTTGCTCATATTACTAATAGCTTAGGAGACTTGGTTAGCCCTCCTCTGTTTTCCTTACCTACACGTACATGCTTCCTTCTCATTGCTTAGCCAAGATGAAAATGTGAGTGACGTAGAGTTGTCTTTCTGGGGTGACCTTTGTCGTCATAGGAGCGGTGCACGGCGCCGATCAGGGCCTGCCAGCTGTAAAATGTTGCACTCCTCCAGGAGGCGAGATAGGACACGCTCTCCATAGCGGGCAGGATCTCCGATCTCAGAGAGGGTGAGGTTGGAGGTGATGATGCTGGTACGGCGGGTAGCGTCCTGCTTGTCGTATCGGTAGATGAGGAGCTCCGAGAGGACATTGCAGCGCTTGCCGTAGTGCGATCCCTCGACCTCCGTGCCTAGATCCTGGATACAGAGCACTGGGGCATTCTGGCTGGAGATCATACCAGTGGTGTTGTACTCGCTGACGTACTCCACTGCATGCCTATCAGCCCAAACGAAGGGCTTCCATACCTCTCTCTGGGAGGTAGTGTCGTAGATGAGATGTTCGGTGCAGAATGCGGTGGCAAGCTGTCGAAGGAGTCGTACTAGCATACTCTTGCCAGTGCCTGTACCTCCGAGGATGAGTAGCCCACGTGTGGGATCTCCCTGTCGCTCCCTACCCTGTAGGTCCAGTGCCTTCATCTCGCTACGTCCAGCGACCCAGAGGGCGGCGTTGGTGTAGGCGAAGAGGTTATGCGCGTCCATTCTGAACTTTGGGCATTGATTTTGCCCTAAGAACATAATCGCATCTACGATGTCGCTCGCAGGTCCGTTCGAGGCTAAGCCTTCTGGATCTGTGAAGAGGCTACGTCTGCGAGCCAAGGGACGGGCATTTGTCGCCTCCATTGCAGAGAGCAGAGCCTGTAATAGTTGGTTATCCATTTCTTGATAGTAGTATTATTGCTTAGTGAGTCTTATTGGTGGTTATTGCTGGACAGAGGCCTGCTCGTAGAAGTCTTCGAGCGTCATGCTATTGAGTCTCTCTAAGAGTGCTTCTTGCTCTGGAGTGGTAGGGGGAGGGGTGACCTCCTGCCAAGCAGCATTAGTGTAGTGAGTGGCCGTCGAGGCGGAGGATGAGGATCGTGCCTTGGGCTCGTCATCATCGTAGTTGCCAGCCTCGATCTTCTCGAGATTAGCAAGCTTCGTCAGCCAAGCATACTTGAAGAGATTCTTTTTGCCACGCAGGAAGGTAGAGGCGCAGGCTCGGCGCAGGGCCTTCCCCAATCGATCCCGAAATCCTTCACCGCCCCAAGCGTCTGTCAGCTCTTTGGCTTGATAGAAGATGTTGCTGTCGTAGAGTGGTGGTGCTGGCAGGATGGGGTACTCATTGCGTACCTCCTCGTAGATGGAGAGGATAGGAGTAAGGATGCCATTATGGGCGGGCACATCATAATAGCCATCCCCTCCCTTCTTCTTATCAATTGAAGATTCGGCGGGCGCATTTCTTTCCCCCTTTTCTCTTTCTTTCTTTTTAGGGGCTTTTAGCCCCCCTATATTCCCCCCACGACCTTCCTTTGTACCTTCCACTGTACCTTCCTTTGTACCTTCCTT